GAGGGGACGATGCGATACCACGTATAAAACACACGCGGAGGCTTAACATGAAATCGTCAGGCGGATCTAGTTACGTAACAAAGTACTACTACAATGGAGTTTACTCCAGCCAAAAGACTGGAACAAAACTATTGACTGTAGGAGCTGAGGACGTAAAAGTTTCTGTAGACGAAGGTGGGTTTGTTCCCGGAATTTATCGGGTGAATCCATATTTCGTGTCAAGCAGTAGGTACGTGAATGAGAGTTCGACGTGTGAAACGCCGTTCTATCAGCCACAGCCTACAGGTTGGGGTTACACGACTAAGCAAGTCGGTAACAATTTTCTCCAAGCCCTTGTCGGGCTTAGATTAAAGGTCCCAACCGTTCTACATCCTGATGTCGGCGCAATAGCTTTGCAAAAAGCTTATGCAAAAGTCAATCAGGCTCAACTTCCCCTTGGTGAAGACCTAGGAGAACTTGGTGTGACTCTCAAGATGCTTAGAAATCCATTACAGGGATTGCGCGATTTCTTATCGCGCAATAACTTTAGGAACGCTAAGATTCTTCATTATTTGAAGAGCGGCAACCGTAAGGCTGCCGAGCGTGTTCCTCAGTGGATTTCCCGTGACGGCAAGAATGTTGCCGACACCTGGTTAGAGCTACGATATGGTCTTAGACCATTAGTAATGACTCTTGCCAGTGCTATTGAGATGTATGCGAAACAGGAAGCGAAAATCTTCGATCGCCGGACAATCCGCTCCGTAAGGAGCAAAAAGACCAGCACTACCGCTGGTTCTCTGGCAACCTATGAGTACACCTTCGGTGAATTAAAATTCACAGTTGATGGTGCTTATAGTGAAGAGAAAACCGCATATGCGTCGGTACAGTATCGACAATATATGCCTCAGACTGCTCTCGCCAAATTCGGTTTGAGTCCTGAGTTCCTTCCTGAAACAGCTTGGCAATTAACCAAGCTGTCCTTCGTAGTTGATTGGATCTTTGACGTATCTACATTTCTCTCTGCATTGCGGTTGAATCCGCAAGTTGAGTTTCTTGGAAATACTGTCGGGATTAAAAGGACACGGATTGTCCGTGTCAAGAGTGCAAAGTGTAAATACTATTTGTTGAGTCCACCCTGGACTTCAACAGAATGTGATGCACAATACGAAGAACACGTCTATGACAGAAATGTCAACGTGTCTATGTATACACTCCCAATCTTTCAATGGTCAACGAAACTTACGTTTGCACGTACTGCAGATGCGTTGGCCCTAATCGCGCAAAGTTTATTGCGCACCAAGCGATAACATCGCATGGAGATTATAATGGCTTTAACAGACATTACAATCATGAAAGACGCTACCGGCGTAACAATCGTCGGTGGTACGGCACTCAACTTTAAAGAAGTTGGTGCGGATATCAAAAATGGTATCCTTGTAGCCGACGTCACTGCAGCTGACTTCTCTACTCGCGGCACTGTAACTTTCCGGAATCGGGAAGCTACAATGCAATCGAATGGCTATTATAATAAAGCCAAACGTAGTGCTGTTGTATCCATACCCTTTACTAGGGCCGATGGGTCAATTGCACCGAATCTTGTTCGCGTTGAAATGGAGTATGATCCTAACACCACGCAAGTGATGAAGGATGAACTCAAACGACGCGGTATTCAAGCTGTTACAGACTCTGAAACCCAGAATTTCTGGGATTTTGGTGCCCTTGGATAGCTTGTTAGCAGTGATTCTTAAAGTTGTAAATGAAGGTTGTAGTTACTTCCTGATAATCAGGGATACAATCCTTATTTACCTTGGGATGCAGTAGCATCTCGGAGTCACTAAGATTCATGTCAGAAGGAGATTCTAATGACACGCGAGAAAAGAAGAAAAGTCGGTGTGCTATTTGACACTGACCGGTTAGCAAAGAGTCTCTTTGCTAACTTGCTGAGTGATTTCCGGGTATTCGAAGGTAATACGTTCATGCAAGATGAGGCATCTGCCTTATTGAAAGGACTTCCTTCATTCCGTGGTGTTAAACCTACGGAAATGGGCGAAGTACCTCCTTTAAGGTGGAAACGTCGATCTCAAATGGACAATTTACTTAAGAAATACCGCTTTGCGAATGATGCATACAATGACGTCGAACTCGAGAATATGACAATTAAGTCATACCTCGACACTCAAGAAAGAATTAGCCAAAAGAAGCCGATTAGGAAATCGACTTATATGGTTATTCAGCGCGCTAGGCTTATTGCCAAGCGTATCTTGGGTAAATTCGATGAAAGCGAGGCATTAGAAAACGCAAAGTTCGGGAAAAGGAGCTCCATTGGATGTCCTATGAGCCTTGCATATATTGACTATAAACTGTCAAATATAAAGGCATTCACAGGTTCCTCTAAGTGTGCGCAGTGGTTTTACAACAAAGTCCTCACGGACGATGCTGTGTTATCACGGATCATAGCTCGGCTGCCAGATGGCGGCCGGGCTGGCGATCTAACGCACGAGTCCCTCAACCTCGTCAATGTTCCCAAAACTTGGAAAACGCTTCGTACAATTACACCACTAACGCTTCTGTCCCTGTTTTATTCTTACGGGATTGGAGGAGTGGTTACGAAACGTTTGGAAGATTCAGGCATCGATATCCGTTCTTTACAAGAACGACATAAGAAGCTTGTAAAACAGTTTAGCATAAGTAGAACACATGCTACAGCTGATCTTTCAGCAGCCTCTGATAGTATTTTATCAGAACACCTTAACCGCATCTTACCACGTGAGTGGTATGTCGCTCTTAAACCAATCATGACTCATCGAGTTGTTTTTGGCGATAAAGAGTATTATACGGATTCGGTACTACCAATGGGTAATGGCTGCACATTCCCTGTGGAGACACTATACTTTTATTGTTTAATAAAAGCTATAGGGGAACTCACAAAAACGAAGGGTGTTTACTCAGTTTACGGCGACGACTTAATATATCCATCGTCAATACATAATTATGTATATAAGGTTTTTGAAGACCTTAGCCTTAAACTGAACACGGATAAGACATTCGTGCATTCTTCGTTCAGAGAATCTTGCGGTAGTGATTACTACCGCGGGATCGATGTTCGTACCTTTTACTTCAAAGGTACATCATCCTTGATTACGAGAAATTCGTACAAGATGCTTCTCTACAAGACCTTTAATGGTCTTCTGAGACGCTGGGACCGACACGAGATACCGAACACTATCCGTATGCTCTTAATCGAGCTCTCGGTAGTCGGCGGTGTCGTTTTCCGTGTCCCTCCGGGTTTTCCGGACACAGCAGGCATCAAATGCGATGAAGGTGATCTATTAAATCCCTTCTCTTCTTTTGTTCCATTTGCTCCCGTGAAAGTTTACTTTCATGAGGGAAGTCGATGGTTCACGTTTTCTTTCCTTGATCAACGACCGCATAAGCGGGCCGTTATTACACAAGAGCCTTATTATTGGCTTGCGTTATCAGGAAGAAATGACGAAACCGTAGCTGGTCACCCATCGTTTTGGGAGACTGACTTAAGCGTTTACTCCGAAGCAGCTAAACCACCCATTTCATGGGAGAAGGTTACGCATGTTAGGACTATAAAACCTAAGTACGGTGCCGTAAAGAAGAAGCTCGTTGTTAAGCTCGTTCCGATGGTTTCATCTAGATTGATGAAAGCAGTGGAGACGATAAAAGGTACAATCTCTGATTGGATCTAAGAA